GTATACATAACTGATACTGGCTGAATCGCATACCTCACTGATACTGGCTGAACCGCATACCTTGCTGATACTGGCTGAACCGTATACACAGCTGATACTGGCTGAACCGTATACACAGCTGATACTGGCTGAACCGCATACCTTGCTGATACTGGCTGAACCGCATACCTTGCTGATACTGGCTGAATCGCATACCGTGACATTTTTGCAATCTTTAATGTAGTGATTTGAACCGCAATTAATGGTAATGTTGTTTTCGCCTATATGTATGTATGACTTAGCCCAATCTTTTACTGCCGCCCGCATGCGTTCTTCGTCATACCCCGCTACATACCAATCAGGCACAATGTCTTGGTCAACATTGAATTTCCATTGGTCAATCGGTGAAAACACGTCTCCGTCCTTCGGATATAATTCCGCTCTGACGAACAACCTTTCGGCGTTGTTTTTTGTATCCTCAATTTGTAATTCTTCAAGCATCTTAGAATGACTATCATAATCCGGTATGAACACGCTATCCTTTAATATAATTGCGCTTTTCAGTTTGCACATTCCTTGACATTCCTTTCCGTTTGTGTTATTCTTTAAGTGAAATTTTTACATGTGCGCCGTTAACGATGCCAGTCGTTGCGGTGCTTTTTCTTTTCCGGCAATATGTACGCTATCAAACCGGACAGACCGGTTAATGCAGAAACTAACACAATGCATCCGATCATCGGTAAGATATCCCAATTGTTCAGTTCCGCATGACATGTTATTCCGGTTATCACAAAGAATCCGATCATTGTTAACCCCTGAAACAGCGTTTTCATTGGCTTGTCCCCCTTTCGATTTTATAAATCAACTTAATTCTCTTGCTAGAGTTGCAACCGAAATGTAATTGTTTTTGAAAGTAAACATTTTTGCTGCCGTTCGATAGTCTATTTTGCAGAACGTGCATACCTCTTTCCTAGATAACAATTCCTTATCCGGATACATAAGTTTAATTCGCTCCACATTATCGCGATATGTTTCTTTTTCCCTTGGCATATTTCCCTCACCTTTCTATGCGGTTAATGCTTTGATTTTGCTCTGCTCCCATTTCAGCTTGTACCATTCCAGATGTCTCTTGCGCTGTTCATAGTCTGGCACAGCTATCAACAATCCGGTATCCACCTTTTGCAGAAGTTCCATTAGTTCCAACTGCTTGTCCGTCAAAAACGGTCTGATGCTTTCGCCTTTTGGAATGTTATGCAATTCTCTGAATTTCTTCGCCGTGTATCCGGTAATGATTTTATTCAGCAAATCCGCTTCATTGCTGAAATGATACGGTTTCGGCTCGTCATGCGCCATTTTTACCGCTTCGGTAAGCATTGGGTAATCTTTTCGGACAGTAACAACATTGAATATCAGCTTTTCCATCTCGTTGAACCGTTTGATATATGCTTCTTTGAATTGAGCCGCTTTCTTTCCGGTAAATCCCATTGCTAAAAAAGTAAATCCGTCACGTGTCATCATCACACAAGGCTGTTTTTTATTCTGCTCGTTGATGTAAGAGGACTGCGCAAAATTGCGCCGTCTAAATTCATCAGAACATTCGATGTTCTTAATTGCTCTTAAAACATCTCTGTGATTCTTTTCGAACATCTTTGCAACTATCAGACTATTCGCTCTGGCAGTATCTTTCCCGTCCGCAAATATTCCATAGTCATTCATTGGGATTAATTCTTTCATGCTATCTTCCTTTCTGTTGGATTGTAATATTTTTCCAGTTATGATATGATTAAATAAAAAAAGGATGTGCCTAATATGCAAATAATGTTAGATATCATAGCAATAATCGGGTTTGTACTATCGATATATAACTTTGTACTTGAAATCATAAAAAACAAGAAAAAATTGATCGTGTCGTTTAACCATGTATTTAGTTACTCTAGTGGTAGAAACGTTGTACAAATAATTCATGTTTCTATCATAAATAAATCTTCTTCCCCAATTTGCATAAGCAGAATGTCTGTTAATTGCTGTGGAAAGTCAGGATTCTTTGGAGAATATAGGAAAAAGATATTTGATTACACTAGCCGAACTGGTAATGAAATTAAATCATATAAAACATGGACATCAAATGCCTTTCCTGTTAAAATTGAATCCGGAGGATTTTTCAACGGACTTGTTATTTCTTCGGAATCAACATCCGTTATTTTCCCGAATGAGATATGCAATGTACAATTAGATACAGATAAAGGGAAGGTTGTCAAAAATATTTTTGTCATCAATTTTTCCGATTCAGAATTACTGTCGCAATGCCGAGAGCCAGGCTAATTGTGGCTAGTATTGGTATTAAAATCTCCATTACTCTCTCACCTCTTTTCTCACGATTCCGGCGGTATTATGCTATTTTACCTTTCTCTGCTTTGTCCAGAATGGTTTCACACATGTCTAAAATCGCATCTGCGCTTCCGCCTGTGTAGCTTCCTTTGATAATTGCGCACAGTCTGGTTTCGTACAGAGAAGAAAATCCGTTTTCCTTTAACTTTACGCACAACCAACGCTGTGTTTTTCCGAGACCGACCAATCTCTGCTTGATTTTTGTACCTCGCATGTTTTCACCCCACTTTCTGCTTTTTATCCGAAAACTATTGCAATTTCGACAATTTTGTACTATTATATAAGTGTCAGTTACAAATAAATAAAATCGCCTTTTGAAAAAACCACTTTTTCGATAGGCTTGGTTTTTTATTGCTTTATTTCGGTAAATTGTGATTACAAGTATTATTATATTCCGTAATTTTCGAAAGTCAATAGATTTTCTGTATATTTATGGAATTTAGTCATATAAACAAATAATTTTAAATTAACTATTAAAAACAAACAAAAAAATAACCCCGCTCAAGGGAGCGAGGAAAAGGAGAGTGAAAATTATGTATATGGGAAATTTATCAGACATTTATTTGTCACGTGAGGAGTACAAATATTTAAAATCAGCAAATATTAAAAATATTAAATATAGCGAACTAGCGGATGATTTAGTAAATCACGATTTACTAAAATTTTGTGAATACAAAATAGATGATGGTGGATATGTTATACCAATAAAAAACAAATGTGAAATAACGCAAAAAGGAAAGGCATATTTACACTATTATAAATCCAGCTTCATAGAAAGCAGAATCCCAATTATCATATCTGCATTGGCATTAATTATTTCTTTGATTGTCCCAGTATTAACAGCATAGATTAATCAAAATATAATCTTAGCACTTTCCTAATATACTCGAATAACTCCGGGTCTTTCATTTCCAATTCTCTAGCTTTGGATTGATTTTTGTTGGAAATCCATGCCGTGTGTTTACCTTGTTGATACACCAAATTGTTATTAATTGCAGATGTTTTACTAATCAAATAATTCAACAAATTATTCTGTTCTTTCAATTCGAATAAAAGGTCTTTCATTATTTCTTTTTTAGTTTCAAACATCAAAACCCCTCTTTTCATAAATTTTGTTTTTTGGTATATAATAATTATAATCCGTATATTTACGGATGTCAAGGAGTTGTTTAATAAATGTACGATAATTTATCAAAACTGATTGAAAGAATAAATCAATTGTCGAAAAACAAAAATATTTCTGTAAACAAAATGCTATCAGATTGTGGGCTAAGTAAAAGTGTTGTAGATAATATGAAAAAAGGATCATTGCCAACAATCGATAAAATACAAAAAATAGCAGACTATTTCGATGTATCAACTGATTACCTATTAGGTAAAACAGACATACCAAAAGTGCAAAACATCGTGGTGGAAGATAAAAACGGCAATCAAATGGCGCTGGATGATGAAACACTTGAATACATTGACAGTCTGCGTACCAGACCGGAAATGCGCGTGTTATTCTCCGTAACGAATAAAGCTACAAAAGAGGATATCATTAAAGCAGTAAAAATCATCGAAGCTTTGAAGAACGAGAGCGAGTGACATTTATTGAATTACTGCATTAGATATATAAATCTGCCGTGTTCTGTTCATGGCATAACAATAGATGATGGCAAAGGATTTTACAATATATATATTAACGCTGATATCGGATATTACGAGCAGCGAAAAGCGGTACAGCACGAATTAACGCATATAGGAAGAGACGATTTTTACAGGACAGATTTACCATTATGTGAAGTAGAAAATATGTAACACCATTTCGGTGAATCTGCCGTAATGGTAAAAAAGCACCCGCCTGTATTTTCACAGCCGGGTTGACAATCATATAAAAAGCGGTTATAATGTAAATAGAAAAGGTGCTACCGATAAAGACGGTTCACCCAAAGAAAGTGATTAAAGAATAACCGCTAACTTTTGCAGGGTTGGGCGGTTATTTCTTTTTGCCTGTATGTAAAATTCTCTCGATGAGAATAAGAATAATAATCAAATAGATTATACTCTCCATTGGCAACACCCCCTTTCATCAAGGGAGTGGTAAACCGCCTATACCGTTTTTATGTAGCACCTTGATACTTATTATAACTGTGATTATGATAACTGTCAAGGACAGATATCTTTAAGTGAGGTGATAAGTAATGAAAAAAAGAGCGGATGGAAGATATTGCAAGCAAATTAAAATAAACGGAAAAACAATATCGTTCTACGGAAAAACGATCGCAGAAATCAACAAAAAAATTGTTGAATACAATAAAAAGCAAACGGTCGGATTAACATTTAAAGAAGTTGCAGAAGAATGGAAAAACTATCATTTTGAAACATTGGAATATAATACGCTTAAACAATACAAGCCTGCACTTCAACAGATATTAGATAATTTCGGAGATAGTTATATCAAAGATATTAATTCCAATCACGTGGATGCTTTTATTAAAGAGATCGCACAAAAAGGTTATGCGCAAAAAACAGTAAAAACTAGGTTGTTAGTGCTGAATCTCATATTTAAACACGCGGTAATCAAGCAATATATAGAGAGCAATCCGTGCCAATATATTTCTATCCCAAAAAACTTATCATCAACAAAAAGAGAGTTGCCATCAGAAGAACAAATACAAAAGGTCAAAGACAACATAGATCATCCTTTTGGGTTATTTGCATATTTCATATTATATAGTGGGCTTCGCAGAGGTGAAGCATTGGCATTAAAATATAAGGACATAGACTTTAATAACAAAACAATTTCAGTTAACAAGTCTGTGTATTATATAGGAAATCAACCGAACATCAAAAGCCCAAAAACGGAAGCCGGAAACAGAAAGGTAATTTTACTGGACTGTTTGGCGGATGTTCTTCCAAAAGGTAAGCCAAATGAACTCATCTTTAAAAATCAGCATGGAGAGATTATAAGAAACGCACACTTTAACAGGCTGTGGCAAAAATATCAAAAAGATACCGGAATCACAATAACTCCCCATCAATTAAGACACGCATTCGCTACAATTTTGTTTGAAGCTGGAATTGATGTAAAAGATGCGCAAGAATTATTAGGGCACACTACAATTCAAGTTACAAGAGATATTTATACTCATATTAGCAAAACACGAAGAATCGAAACAGCAGACAAACTAAATCATTTTGTCAGTCAAAATAATTCGGCAAGTCAAAATCAAGTCAGACAGCTTACAAACAGCGTAAATACGCAATAAAAACAGGGTTCAAATCCCTCCTTCTCCGCCAAAATCAAAACCGCTAAATTCCGCTTAAAACACGGTGTTTAGCGGTTTTTTCATTGTTTTGATTAAGCGTGAAATATCAAGAAATAACATATTTTTTCATATAGTAATCAGTCAAAAATCAGTCAAAATTAATTCCATAAAACAAAAAACCGCCAAAGGAAATTAATCCAATGGCGGGGATTATTATATTAATATAACCTATCAAAAATCGGAAAATTTGATAAGTTACAATAAACCCCGCCGGGTTGGCGGGGGGATTAAGATTTCTATTTGCACTTATGTAACGTATGATCAGGATCTATCCAAACGACTTCAAAACAACTTCCCAATATAAAACCGTGAAATACCATTTTCCCGGTTCCACCGCTGCAACAATGCAAATGAATCATATCTGATGTTTCTATGTTGAACTCTTTTTGAATTTGACGCATTTTATCCAAACTAGCCTTATCTTTATTTTTTGCCCCTTTATGAGATACAAAATTATTCACTAAATCATTTATATTTTCAAACCTACGCGCTTTAGATAAAAAATCTCCAAATTCTTTTAAAATATCTCTTTCTCCCTTTTTAGAATAGTGAGTTTTATGGAAATTCTTTATTCCGTAATTTCCGTTATAATCCAAATAAGTTATGGATACAGATGGTTTTACTTTAGATTCTGCTTTACGTTTTAATTCTTCTTTATTGAGCAAAGCACTGGCTGAAGGATTGATTGAATTTTCAACTAATTTATTTTTCTTGCCCACTATTCGCTTACGCCTTCTCGGATATACAAATCAGAATAATACGTTTTCATCGTGTCTTTAGAGATTAATTTATCAGAAGGTTCAAAATTTTCAAGTCCTTTTCTTGCTTCTATCCAAGGAGTTTCTTGGTGTGTCAGATTTTCAAGTTCAAACCCAGTAAATTCTCCATATGTTTCCCAAACACTGTTTAATACGTCTATCACTTCTGGATCGTCAATTGCAACTGCGGTATTTTTCAGTTCATCACAAGGTATATTGCTATAACCAAAAAATTTAAATCTGTTCCAAAGTGTACGGTTTACAGGGCCATGTACCCACGCCTCATATTCTGATGAAACTTTGTTGCATTCAAAAACATAAAGCCACGCCTGTGCATAATAACAAAGCTTCTGCAATTTTTTATGTGTCATTGATTCTTTACTTAGAAACCAATTAGCTATGTCAAAAACAGTGAACATTGAAGCCACTCCCTTTTTGCCATTTTCTTTCTTTACGCCTACATTGTAACACATTTTATCGAGCTTTGCATATAGGAAATCCATATTTTTCTTTTCATTGTAACACATTTGTGAATCGTTTACATATTCATTGTAATATATTTGTACGCTTTTAAGTAATATTATGGCTATTTTAATCTTTATTTTTATAATCCATTGCTTTATCATCATTCGCTTCCCCTTTCGATTATTATCACCGCTTTCATAATATTATATTCTAACTAGGACATACAATGACCGCTTAAAAAAATATCCCACAAAAACAAAAAAGCGGACGAGTTTCCCCGCCCGCTGTGATTAAAAACAAAAAACGCCGACAAATTAATGCCGACGTCTTTAGGAACTCCTTCTGCACATGGCAGATGAGCTATATTGCTGTTTCCTCACAATTGCGATAAAATCAAATACGGATTATGCTTTCTTAATATATTCGGTTGGAATAAAAGCATATTCTAAACCTTTCTTGCCGTATTTGATTTTGCTGTATCTTCCGGAAGTGCCGACAACCTCTACAATCTTGCCACGTGTATAGATTTCCAGTAATCCACCCTTGGCATTGGCTTTTCGAATCCACGTGGATAGACACGTTACTTTGTATTTAACAGCTTTCGGTTTATCCTCTGGCTTTGCAATTCCAAAATATTTATACCAACTTTCGGTTGTGCGTTCGTTTCTTGTTTCATCAAACCATACCTTTTTTCCACGGACATCTACGTGAACATTGGTTTTGGAAATATACCCTACACCACCTTGATGGTTTAATTCTTCCAGTGCACAGCAGATTTCTGTTGCATCCATCTTTTTTCCGTTCTTCTTGCACCAGATATCGGCAGCGTTGCCTTGTGTGTGCTGATCTCCTGCATAACCTCCTACTTTTGCACTGTGAGTATTCGTGCGGTACCCGGACTGAACGTTCATAGTGTCACAGTCCAATTTGTCAAACAGTTTTTCCAGCACGGTAATCAAATCAGAATTAATCAGAATCTTGTCGTTGCCATCCTTGCAACGAAATTCTTTCACTTTGAAATGTGCAGACAGGGATTTGTTTTTATCTGTTTTATAAGAATAAGTTTTAACTGACATTATTTGTCGCTCCCTTCAATATCATCCTCGTTTTCATCATCCATTATTTTGCTTTTGTCTCTGATTTGGATTAGGAACTTTTTCAATCCGTCTGGTAATCCAATGGATTCTCCCACATTTTCAAGGATACTTAAACTCTCATTTGCTATGTAGAACATAATTGTAATTTCACGCAACGGCAATCCACTAGCAACATTGTCCTGCAACACACAAGCAACAGCAACGATAATAAAAATAAACATTTTCTTTGCGATTCCTTTGAATCCGACTTCGCTTGAAAGTTTTTTATTTACCAGTGCTTTAATCCATCCGGTGAGATAGTCAACGATCACCAAAAATACCAATGCTGTCAAAATTCCATCCCACCCTCCTAATATTTGTGCTAAAAAACCGCCTAACGCGGCAAACAATATGCTAATCCAATTAAACATTTTTTCCATCTTTCGTTATCCTTTCTGTTTTAATATTTCATTCTTTTGATCTTCCGTAATCCATCCAATAGGAACAAAGCTGCTGATATCATCCTCATCAAACAAGCCTTTGCGGTAATAATCCGCTATCGTTTCATACATCATTGTGCTGTCACCTGCGCTTTCAAGGTTGCTATCTCACGCATCAGCATGGCATTGATTTGTTCTTGCTCGGTAGGCTCTGAAACCGGCGGATTTTCTAACGCTCCCATATACTCGCTGTATGCTTGTTCACCTGTTTTCAGCATTATACCCTTGTCATCATATCTAGGCGTAAATATCATCCCATCATCTGAAATATAGCAGTTGTCCCATTCGCTTTCAGGAATAAAAGCATTTTTTAAAATTTCTGTGTTCATAATTGCATCCTCCTACTCAGCTATGATATATGGAATTGCGACTTGATATGTGCCAGCCGACAACAAACCAACAACACGAACCACACTACCATTTACACCAATTGCACCATTATTACTTGTGTTCCCAGTTGGATGCGCTTGGGAAATAGAATAAGCAGAATACCCTGCCGGAAGATTGGCTATGGTTGTACCATTTGACACATTAGATGTTGCCTTAATTGCCAATAAAACAAGTCCAACATTTCCGGATTTATATACAACGTTATACCATCCTTGCGAAGTAACTCCGTTCAGCAATTTCAAGCTTACCTGTTGATTTGTAAAATAACTCGGAGCAACATAATCCGTTCCTGCTGTTGCTGCTGATATTGCTCCGTTGGTTGCCTTTACCATTCCGGATAATCCGTTAATATAAAAGCTTCCTTTTGTTCTAACATGTACATTATTTCCATAAATATATGTACCGCCGATGCTTGCGTTCCATCCTCCCCAACCTAACGACAAGTTATTATAAGAGTCGCAAATTGAAAGACCTGGCATAATTGCGCCAGTAGTACTGGTTCCGTAAAGTTCTTCTCCATTTGCCATCCTCGATTTTGCAACTTTAGTCCAGGATGTCCACGAACCGCTGTAATAATACCTAAAATACATATTATAATCAGAACTAGAATTATAAGGAGTCGCAATTTGCGTTCTCGCAGAGCTAACAGTTTTACTATTATAGAATATCGTTGTGATATAGTAATAAGCAGATGTAGGCGCATTCACATTTGTTAAAATCTCCCGTTCAAGAGTAGTGTTCGGGTCTATTCCAGTACTATTCAGAGTGACACCATTACTGATTCTTGTATTATATTCATCGTATACAGGAACTTCAAACTCAAAATCGCTTTCACCCCAATGGAAAATAGGCATGCTCTGTACTGATTGTTCTCCGCTTGAAATGGTGCTCAATTTATCTTTTGCCCTGGTTTCAAAAGAATAGATCTTTTGCTGTCCAAAGTCCGGAATAACGAAATCAGCTGTCGCAGAGTATTTGTTTCCACTCTTTGTGATGGTCATATCGTTCCATTCATCTTCTGTATTTAGCCATGATTCAGTGCTGAGTTTGTATCTGTACTGTACCGTAAGAGTGTTTGACACCGCTCCAAAAGAGCCGTTAAAGTAGTTACCGGAACAAGCCACAGTCATATTGCCGAGTGCATCAGGTCGATTGTTGGAAATGTCACAGGTCAGCCTTATATAGTTAACCATAGTCGGCGCAGGTGTCAACGTGTATGTACTCGGATTACCTCTGCTGTCTTCGGCAGAAAAAGTGAATACATTGCTTTCTACATTGTTGAACGTATGCGTTTTACCGTTCCATGTATTGCTGCCGTTTCTGATGACATACTTGCTCTCATTGATGGATGCACCTTTTTGTGGCGTTGCACTTATTGTCGCTGTCGCATTACTGTAATACTTAATCAGCTTGCTTCTGTTATTGGTCAATGCATAAGTGATGTCGTTTTCATCTGTAACAGTTCCAGTAACAACAGGATCAGCATTGACAATAGAAAACGTTCTCGGCGCATTAACTCTATAATCATTTCCGCCTATAACTGTCATGATATAGAAATAAACAGTTCTACTGTTGCTACTAGTTGTAGCGTTTCTCAATACAGCTCTTTCTGCATCTGTAAGAGGAAAGGTATATGAAGTTCCAGTTTTGCTAATATCCCGATATGCAATATCGTCAGCAGACCCGGTAAGTGAAATACAAGCTTTTAAAGTGGTGACGGCATTTCCAGCAGGATTAGAATACGTTATAGTAGGATTTTGTATATCCGTAAAGTTTGTAGCTGATGTGATAGTTGCAGCTCTTGGAATGTACGTTAATGCCATACTTCCGCTTGCACTTGCTGAACCCGGCAAATATGATGCGCTAATACTGGATACACTAAATCTATAACTGATTGATTTGTTTCCATCAGCGTTATGCGTTATTGTAGCCGAACCGCTTCTCACTGTAACAGTCGATGAGCCGTCATATGACATAATATTTCCGCTATAAGTTGTGCCATTAAATACTATAGAATACGTTACCGGCACTGTGCTACTATAATTCCAGTCATAGTTTTTAACTACCGGAGAAAGCACAAGGCTCCATGAAACGGATGATGTATTATTTGCCGTGATAGTGCTATTTTCAGTAACAGTTAAAGTAAATTTGTGGTGTCCTTTAGAGCCATTAGATGAAATCGTTTTTGTTTGTAATGCCATCGTTTAACCCCCAACCCAGAAACAACCTGTTCGATTTGTTAAGTAGTCCTCAAAGCGGCTTCTGCCGTTTCCCGCACCGATAATCAAATAGGTTTTAGCGTGTAGGTTTACCGCATCCACGCCATTGTTATTCGCTGTTAAAATTTCTTCGCCGTTGCGCTTGACATACATACCGGTATTATCAAGCACATTGGACATTTCCTCTCCGGTCTTTGAGATAGTCAACCCATTTTCATCAAAAGTACCGGTTGTATTTGATACTTTGGTAACACCATCTGACTCGATATTGTCAAGCCGTGATTCTGTCTGTTCTACCGACAAAACGATTTGGTCTGCCTTTACATTAATTGCTGCAAGTCTTGAACCAATGCTTTCCTCTGTAGCGTACTTTTCCTCTACTTCATGCCGGATATTATCCGCTGTTTGTATGATCTGAGATTGCAGCCAGTCATCTTCCTGCACCAAACTAGTAATTTGATTTTTGACCTTATCAACTTCAATTTCCGCATTTTTAAGCTTGTCCTTAATGGTGGAGCCTTTAGCATAATTAACCGTTTTGTTATTATCGCAGTTGCATTGAATAGTTGACTTGATACCGCCGTTAAAAATTATATCTTCGGAAAACAAATATGTGTAGAAAGTGCCTTCGTCTACTGTCTCAATTGTCAGTTTGTCAAACGGGTCAAGTGCAAAATTTCCCCACCAGTTTATTTCACAGGGATAAAAAGACAACCCCTTTATTTTGACAAGCAATGCCGGCGCAAATGTTTCCCGGTCACTGTCCATAAATGGATTATTTTCTATTACAATCGGTGATTCTCCGTCCTGTGCAATTAGTGTATCATCCTTTGCATAGATGATATCGTTTTGCGGCTGTCTTTCCAGCGAAACGGCATTGATACCGATTATCTTTTTTCCGGCGGTTACGGTTGAATAATAGTCTCCGGTAATCGTTTCAACGGATGTGCTGTCTGCGATACACTTCATTTCCAGCGCGCCGTATTTGTTGATATAGCAGTTGGAAAGGCACATTTGTGCAATCCCTTTTAATGCTGTTCTAAGGCTCTCGCTTCCGTCAAAATTAGGCGGAGCAGACAAGGAAACGTCACTGTTAAAATATGTAGTTGAACTTTTGGAAACGCCTATTTTATCACAAATCGCTTGCAAATAGCTGTCTACTGTAACAGGGTATTCCATGTCAGGCAAGTCATTTACGGTGTATTCGTCCGCTTTGCACATATAGTCCACACAGGAAAAGGTCAGCTTTCCGGTATCTTTGTCATAATCATATTCCGTAATGCGCATCGGAGGTCGCGGAATGTATGTCACTGTACCGTCAATGCTGACACCGAGATACACAGTAACATCGGCGGTGATATCGAAATACGCCTGAAAATCTTCATCTGATACGTTCATTTCTATATCAGCAGACTGTGAAACGGCTTGACCGACAATCAGGTTATCCACAGATGAAAAGCGGAGACTGACCGAACACAAATCTCCGCTGTCTGCAAACTCATGAGTGCCGATTGCTACTTTCCCGAATATTTGGCGATCGTATTTATACATTTCATCTGTAAAGCCTTGTGCTGTTGTATACATATCGGTCACCTACATTTCTATGATGTTCAGGGAAAAAGCCTTGCAGCGCTCTGAACCGTCAATGATTTCATACTCTACCTGAGGATTAGGGACATATGCGCTGATTGTTTTCATTGTTCCAGATTCCACATCCAAATACTGACAGGTCACCGTATATCCAGAAACGGCGCTTAAGATTGATCTGGCTGTGGCAACAGGGAGCGGCATGACCTCTGTTTCAATCTTTGCCTTGGTTGCAACGATATCAAACCGCATTGTGCCCTTGGCATTTCTTCCCTCGTTCGTCACCATTGTGTTAGGATACGGCTTGTATTTGGTCAAATACGGCGTTATATCCACGTTGTTTATCTTTAATACCATATTTACCTCCTAAATCAAATCAATGGCTAATTCGCCCGTCTGGCGGGTAACACGATTGATTGAATTAATACATGCTGTTCCAAAAGTGGTGTCTCCGACCTTAAGTGTGATATTAAGTGGCATATTACCACCATTGCCCCCGCTTTCAGCCATTGCTTCCTTTAACGCCTGCTTAATAGCTGAAACAGGAGATACAACCTCGGTTTCTCTCTTGTTGTCTCCGAGCACCGCCAGAAATTCGCCATAATTAGCTGGAACAACAGTACCGGATGCAAGTTTAGGAATAGGTGAGATATTTGCAGGGCTTCCTTTTCCAAGATTTAATCCATCGAAAAATCCGTCCAAGAATCCGCCGAAAAAGTCGCTGATTTTTTTGAACAGCCAATCTTTTGCGGACACAAGTCCGTTCCAAATACCAGACAACAAATTTTTACCCAAATTAATCATCTTACCAGGCAATTTGTTCAGAAAATCGATAACATCGTTCCATACTTCCTTAATTTTTCCAGGCAAATCGCGGAAAAACTTGACAATATTATCCACGATTTCTTTGGGTTTGGTTTTCGCCCAATTAACCATATTTGCGCCCCATTCTACCACTTTTGCGGTTACTTGACCGAATGCATATCCTAGCTTTTGCGGTAAAGCATTGAAAAACTCTCCTACTTTGCCAAGCACCGTTTTTATGAATGCGCTGGCATTATTCCACGTTTCTTTCAGAAATCCGGTGATTTTTCCGAATATACCTCTAAATAGCCCGACGTCAGCATCAATTCCGATTCTAAAGCCATCAAAAATAGATTTTAAACCGTTGAATGCTTTATTCCAGTCTCCAGTAAACACACCGGTTAAAAATTCGGCAACTCCACCGAATTTCTTTTCGATTCCTTTTACCTTTTCGCTGATCCAATTTGCAAATTCCTGAATCACTCCGGATGCAAGCCTGATAATATTGCTGAATTGCGTTTGCCACATTTTAATTACACCGATAGAATCAAGGAATCCGTAAATTGCCTGCCACAATTCCGAAAATTTATTAGCCAAGTTAATAGCAGATGCAGTTACACTTTGCATAGCCTTATCAATTGCGGTCATTATATTTTTGTATTCTTCCCATGCGGTATCTGCAATCGGCTCCCAAAATTCCCATATCTTTTTGATAACTGCATCCAAGTTTGTAGCCAATTCAGAAAGTGGCTGCTTTAAATCATCAATAAACTTTTTGAATTCCTTTATTCGTTCATTTGCAAAAATGCAAGCGTCCGAAAATTTTTCCCTAATCCATTTTACGATTGGATGATTCATAATTTCATTAAACGACTTCTTTATATTGTTCGCCAATGATTTAAACTTATCAGATACTGGTGGGACAACATTTTTGGAGTTTTCAGGACTTGTCAAATTATATCCCGCAGAATCCGTAGCGCTTGAACTTTTGCTTTCTGTAGACAAAGAATTTAATTCATCAAACGATGCGGTCGATTTACTCGCTGCTTTTCCGGCTGCTGTTGTTTGCTTTGCTAAATCTTGTTGAGCCTTGGCAGATTTCTCCGTCTGTTCTGTGACTTGCTCTTGCCCCTGCTCCTGTTCTCCGAAAATTGCAGTAAAAATAGAATTAATTCCATTTACAAATCTTGTAAACCACTCAATTGCCGGAATGATAGCTTTGTTCAGCAAATTTCCGATAGTGTTTTTTAAATTTTCAATTGCCGCGGTTGCCTTTTGCGTAGCAAATACACCGTTGTTTGCAACAGTGGTTCCATATTTTTTAGTCGCTTGTTCCAGAATAGCAAGCTGTCTGACTTGTGATTGTTCGTAAGCGTTTAACTGCTCCCAGCTTCTGCCATTTGCAATCCTTTTAAACGCATCTGTAATTTCAATAGTCTTAATATTGACATTAATTCCCAAATCTTCAATAGCTTCCGTATTTCCCAACAAACCGGATCGAATACGTTCTGCAACATCTTCAACAGTTCTGCCTGTTTTGCTTGCTACTACTGCTGTTGCATTCAGGTATTGCTGTGTCATATTGGCATTATCCCGTTGGCTGTCCATAAATGTAGAAAACAGATTGCCATAAGTAGCCGCATACTGTTGTATTGCGGATTTTGACATACCAAGCGCGTCTCCGTTTGATTTAGCAAAATTAGTGATTGTTTGACTATATTGTCCGAAAATGTCACGAACTCTCATAACATTTGCTTCTGCGGTTAATGCAACTTTTGATGACTCTTTTCCAAATTCAACAAGCTTTCCAACGCCGAATGCCACGCCGACAACAGCACCTACTTTGAGCAAACTGCTCTTTAGTCCTGATAATCCATTGCTGATTGATTTTGTGCCTTTATTAAATCCGGTGCTATCAATTTTAGTATCAAAATTCAGATATCCGTCTACTGCCATAAATACGCTCCTTTCTGTAAAAATGGGTATAGAAAAAGCACCCTATTCAATCGAATAAGATGCTTGAAAAAATATAAAATGTTGTTATTTAGTTAAGCTTAAATTTTAATGCAGCATTATCATCAAACATATTGTCATAATATTCGAGTACAAGTCCGGAATCATCCTTTGGCTGTTCAAATGATATAGTGCCTTCAATCACACCTCCAGGCGCAAGCTCTCCGCTATTAAGAGAAGTGTCAGAATCAACAGTAATAAATCCATGATCTACAATCTGCCCTTTACTATTAAGCATTTTATAATCATATGGATTATATGATATTTTTTCTTTTCCGGTATTTTGGATTTTCACATGGACAATCACATATTCCATACCATCTTTGGGTTTATCGAAAGTAGAGCCAGATGACTTTTCTACTTTTGTTACTGTAATAGTGGCTCCATGAGATGTTCCCGCTTCGTTTATGCTATATGTGTCTTTTTTATCGGTTTTATTATTCGGCTTAGACGTAACTTTGCTTACAGTAGACTCATCGGAAATTACCGTTTCTGATTGATTTGCTATAGTATCAGCGTCTTCATCTGTGATACTACCTAAAACCCCAATTACCAGAAAGAAAAACAGCACAGCCCCAACAACAATCAATACGATAGCCCATGCGGGAAACTTTTTCTTTGGTTGAATTGGAAATTGATACGGTTGGCTCATTATAGGCTGATTTTGCACGATAGGTTGCTGTTGTGCTTCCGCTACAAGTGTAGGTGCACCACATTTAGTGCAAAACTTGGTATTATCTGGAAGTTTCTGTCCGCATTTTCTACAAAACATAACAATCTCTCCTTGCTGTATTTTTTGTTATAATACTACCACAATTTGGTAAATAATGCAACAAATTTCATACCAGCAAGTCGTTAAGTTTATCTATTTCCTGCTGTTCTTCTTCGGAATATCTTGTCTTAATATCCACCATTTCTTTGTGATCTCGATAAAACTCCTGCTCCCACTTATCCAATTTCTTCCCTTTTAATTTTTTACTTCGGATAGACATTACGGTTGAAAACAGACCTTCTCCGATTTCGTTGAACAGCCCCAAAAAGCTCCACCAGTGCAGATATTCCACTGATCTTGTTTCATATCCGGCAACTTTGTTTACAGCAGGGAAAATAATACTTTCGTCCTGTACCCAATCAAGCGTTTTTCTATCAGACGATTTCGATTTCGGCATATCTCCGCCATCTAAAAACCAAACCGCTTTTTCAAGTGCTTCCTGCATATTTTCAATCGGAATACTGCGCGAATCTTCATATAGACACTGCAGGCATATTTCCGCTTGTTCATAACCGCTTAATTCCGGATCGCTATACGCTTCAAATATCAGCAGCGCAACACGAAAATCGCTCCGAATCGGATATTGTATTCCATTTACTTCAAGACTTTTCGGCAAAGCACCAATCATTATTTTTTCACCTGAGATGTATATTTTTTAATGTTTTTCTCGACTTTCGCCTGTTCAGCCGATATATCCTTCTCCAAAATAGGAAACAGTGCATCCAAAAAGTTTTGATAAAGTAAATTCCCACCCGCAGGAGATAAGCAGTTTGTTGTTCCGAATGCTGCTGTGCAAACATCATTTCCGAAAATATAGTTGATTTGTTCTCTGATTTCCTTATCACAGGTAGACATAATATCATCCAAATTATCCAGATCATCCTTGCTATCTGCATATTTTTGATGGATGCCCTCAATAACCGGAACAGATTTTTTCATGCGCTCTAATATGCCGAAATCAGATGGTACAAAGCGAATGACACAGCTTTCATCTCCATTGACCGCATATTCCTTATATCCTTTATTAAAATTAATGCTTTGCATAAAAACCTCCTAAAATAGAAGGGACGGGATTGACCCGCCCCATATAATGATTACTCAGATGCGGAATCTGCCGTAAATGTTTTGGTCGCAATAGCAAATTTTCCTTTTACACGATCGCCCAAATAATGCACGTTAAAAGGAATCTGATATCCGGTATTATCTCCGCCGTAACTGGACACTTCTACGATTGCGGATTCCTTGTACGCTACATAAGTACCTGAATTTTCTGGTACTTCATCCCACAAGTGTACCTCAACGGTATCTGTTTTGACATCATCCAGTACCTTGCGGTTATCTATAATATCCTGTAAATATGCGTGTAATCCATCATCTTCATCCGCATAATACGGCTCAACGGATGCCGTCGGCTCATAAGATGTCAGATTGACAGATGTTTCACCCAAGATGTTTTTCTTGGTATCAATTTCCGGAGAAAGTTCAACCGTATATTCTTCCAGATCTTTACCAAGCCTGAAATATGTAGCCGAAGTTTCTCCGGGTGTTACGTTAATATAATGGGCTAAAAATTTTCTTGCAATTTTTGCCATAATTAAAATTCCTCACTTTCCAATTGATATTCGGCGGTAATCTGTAACTGGTACTGTATTCCGTCGTTAAAGTTTTCGTTTGGGATGTTATAAATCATCCCGTTTGCGCAGGTCAATTTCGATAATGTCCCATGCAGTTCCGAATCGTTTACCATAACGGATATTTTCTGCTCGTTTGCGTGTTGTCCCAGCCATAAAGACAATTCCAGCAATAATCCGCTGTTTGCCATGCGGTCATAGTCATTTACGGACTGATAAACGGCATATAGAATAAAATTATGCTGCCGTGTCTGATTTCCGAGTACATCCTCTTTGAGCAGAACATCTCCTGTTGACGATAGACCGTAGCTGGTAGGAACATCCTCATTGAAATCAATATGAATGTCGTTGCAAACCTCTGATATCTTTGGGAACTCCAATAATATGGATTTCACCAATTCTATGATGTTCATTTCGGTGTACCTCCCGCCAATTTACATGCACCTCGTAGGATAACAGATTTCTTATCTGCTTTCATCCGCTCAAACCACATTTTCCCGGATTGCGGATGTTTATTGTGATACTGCAACGGCGTGTTTGTGAGTACTTTTTTCTCGCCTTGGCGTGCATAAGACGATCCGGTAATACTTGACACCATCAACATTCCGTAATACAAATATCTTGCGTAAGGTGCGATTTGATGTATTTCCCCGCTGCCGATCACAGTGCCGAGTGTAGCAGACTTTTGAAGCACTCCGTTTTGAAATGGCGTATACGGTTTCATATATCTAATGCACTCACTATCCACAAACTTTTGAGCGGATTGCAATTTGGATTGGTGCATAGCAGCAAACGACGGATTCCACTTCAAATTAAGACTTCCTGCATTTTCATTTTTCGGCTGTATAATCCTCATCTCTCCACCTACTTTGCAGATACTTCAATATGCGGCAATCCACCGAACATATAACGATCAATGCTCATAACGGTAACATGGCTATGTTCGGTATCAAACCTTTTTTTGCTTTCGGAAATCGTCTGCGGAGATGTATTGTCAAACACAAAATCGCATTTTCCTTTTACAAGCATATCTTTTGTTGGAGAATCCGGAACAACTTTATCTGAATATAAATAAACTGTTGTACTGTCTGCTGTTTGCAATCCGCTTTTCAACACATTGCCGGCTTTATTCTCCCGCCAATAAACTCCGCTGATAAAATATCGTGTATATCCTCCTGTTGCTTTATCATAGAGATATAATGTGCAGTCTGCGTTTGTCATCATTACACAATCCCCCTATAAAGCAATCCGGTGTCAGACAGCCACGCATATACTGAATCCCGAATAGATTTATTGATTGCGGATTTTCTCGTTTCAGAATTTTCATAAGATCGTGACCACCCTCCAACGCTTTCGGAAGATACTCCGGTTTCAGATGTGTGATCGTCGGTGTACAAAATTTCAGCGATTTCACAGCAGCAGTTTTTTAATTCATTAGGCAAATTGTTTTCGTCTATGGTCCCAAATATATATCTTTTTATTTCCTGCGTTGCTTTTCGTGCATAAAAATCAAAGGCGGTAGTAATTACCGCCTCTTTATCGCACAAATACGTAGAATGATAAAATGCTTCATCCGCGTAATTCATACTACCGCCCTTTCTTGTTATTGACCGCTATCCGGAGTTTCAGTAGTTTCAAGGGAATTCACTCTGACATCCATGGCATCTATCAACGCCAATATCCTTTTGAAGTTTTCTTCAATCTCCAATTGTGTATCGCAGTCAAGCAATCTGTCATCAGTCATTGCTTACACCTCACAATCAGGTTGTGGATTTATGCAGATAAATTCCGGCAACTTTATTGTCGTAAACATCAGCAATTCCGACATTACGATAGCCGAATTTCCATGCGTCGGAGTCTTGGTTCTGATCCGGAGTAATCACTTTCGGTGCAACATGTTTTTCAAACTGAATTACCGCATCCTTATGAATCAACATAAAGTTAATGTTTTTGGCACCCGTTCCTTTCGCATAACCGCCGGATGTTTCGCCTGACGTTGTGCCATCGTTTTGCTTAATTTCGGTATAAAACCGAGTTTGCGGCACCTGTACAACATTTAACCCAGAAATTACTGCTCTGGATTTGCTGGTATCCAAATCCTGTACCATACCATACAGAGTTGGAGTGATGAATAAATATCTTCCCTCGAGCGGAACTTCATCCTCATTGAATTTGTTTACTGCCGCTCTGATCGCAGAAACAACAGCATCACCGGTGGAAAGAGCAGCTCCCGCAACTGTGGAAATGCCTGATGTACTTGCATAAGTAGCGAATCGGAACGCATCCAATTCAGGCACCACTTTAGTACGAATAAATTCACCCGCCAATCTACCGAATGCAATACCGGCACTTTCTGCATTGTCGAGATTATCGACACTAAACATCCGACCACGGTCAAAATTACATGCCACGGTTTCATTAGTCAAGGTAACATCTCCGCCGACATAACCGCCGTTTCTGCTGTAGTTTGCCAGTCCATCCATGGACATTTTTGGGATAACAAGTTCATTTGCATTTGCTCCCTGACGTGCCAATTCAGCCGCTCCATCAAGTACGGAAGTGAGAGAAGCGTTTTTGTAAACTTCGTCAAGCAGCGTAACGTACTGCTTAAATAATGTGATTGCATTTGCCATAATTAAATTACCTCATCTTTCTTTATTTTTGTTCTGCCGGCAACCCCATAGCCGCTCTCATTGCTGCCATAGGATCACCTGACAATGGTGGATTACCGGTATCTTTTACCGGATTTTTAATCGGCTCATTGGAAACAAACATATAATCATTTTCGCTTTTCACTGTTTCAAGAGCCTTTTTGATATCTTCCGCTTGATTTTTACTGGATTTCAAGCTTTCGATATCAAGCAATGCTTTTACCGCCTTGGAATTTTTGGCACCGATTGCAGTAATTGCATTGTCCAAAGAAGCGTTAAATTCCATGTCAGACAATTTATTCTGATATTCCGTTTCTTTGGCTGCCAAATCATTGGTCAGCTGCGTGATTTTACCTTGCAAATCCTTGACATCGACACCTTCAAATTCTTTTAATGCATTTTGAGCAGTGTCTAACTGAGATTTGTAATTATCGCGTGATGCACGCAGCTTTTCAACCTCTGCGATCGTTTTATAATTTTCATTAAAAGCAGATTCAAAGGCTGATTTTTTGTCCTCCGGGATTTGAATTTCCAGAGAAGATAAGAGTTCAAAAATGTTTTTCATAACAATTTCCTTTCTACGTTTTTTTGACTGCACGTCTGCAATATATGAAAGTATCCGGAAAACCTCCGGAAGGTAACTTTATCTATCGAGAATCACGCGGGAAAGGAGGCAAATCCCGCGTATACTCGCCGCTTATTCTTTAACGCCTGTAAACAGTAAAAAGGCATAAAAATAGCGCTACACCGTTTGGCATAACGCTAGAATTATTTTATTGTTCCGTTGTATCGGCATCTTCCTTCGTAATACGCTCCACAATTTTCTTTTTCGCAGTCCATCAATTTAAAAATTGTATGCATTACGGTAGTTCCGTCTGTCAACACTTGATTTCCATCAGATACTTGATTCCATACTTGTATTTGTGTTTCGGCTTTGCGGTTATACGGGCATTTCATCAAATTTTTAACTCTGAAGCATTTTTTCTTAAAATCCTGATTTCTGCTTCATACTCCTTGTCGTTAATCTCATCAAGTTTTCTGGTAGCTGACATGATTTGCGTAGCAAGATTCAAAAACTCTGTTGTATGTTCAGCGTCGCATTTATCTTGTAGTGCTTCCATTTTTTTGATTTGTTCTTCAAGTTTCTGTTTGTACATTAAGTGACCTCTCCTTTATTGTATAAAAATACCGCCGAGCATTCGCAGGGCGGTTTAGTTGATATTTACTTTACTACCACATTTATCGCAATGGAATCCTGGAGTCGTTTTGGGGTCATAGTCCGTAACATAAAAACCGTCTTTGCAATCTAAACATTTGACCTTTTTCCCATTTCTTAAATCTTCAAAAAATTTCATAGAATCAAACTTTTTTTCCACAGGTTACTTCCTCCTCCACGATAAGTTTGGATATAGCTGTTTTACCATTTTTATTATATCCCGTTTTTGATATATAGTCAATGGTAATCCGCCGTTTTCATGAATTTTTTCTCTGCAAAAACACACTGACTCTGCCCAAGCACATTCACCTATATTATATTTAGAATGAGTAACTTCGTGAATTATAGTTGAAGCTGTTTTTTTGACGGTTTTTGTATTTCTTGCAAATATTTCTATATGCTTTCCCCATTGCCTTCCTAAAACGTCCGGAGGACATTCATCGGTATAGTTTATCTCAGGCACGATTCCTGACGATTTTATGTATTCTATTGTTTCCTTTCCGATTTCTGTTTTATTAAGTTCATTAAATAAACTTTTCGGCTGAATACTATCTCCTTTCGGCGGAGGAATGATATAAAATAAATCGTTGGTTCTTGATTCTCTAACATCGTGTGTGTACTTACCAACACCGATATTGCCTAATCCGTCAATGGTTACCCGTTCCCGCTGCTGTGGTAGTCCCATAGTTTTGGAAAAGTCTGTATATTCCTTTGACATAACGCGATATTTTGCACGTGCAGTGATAATATCATCTTCATCTGCACCGCCATCCTGCAACAGCTTGATTTTCTGACGTTGTGACCGCATTGCTGTTTCCAGTTTCCTTTGGCGCTGGGTAGCTTCATACATATTGTATTCTTTCCCGCGAAATTCATGTTTTTCTCGCTCTTTTGCGTTCATCTCGTCAAGCTGTTCCTGCGTATATGTAGGCTCCGAAATTCCTGGAATAACCGGAGAATAATCGTGATAACAGTTTGCCCCGCATAGTCCAGTAACGGTGCCTAATCCGCAAATAGAAACAAGCTGGTCATGCGTATACCATTTCCCACCCCACCAGTGATCAGGGCGATATCCGCTGTGCCAACTAATTTCATACATATCGGTTTCCAGCTCTGCGGCGTTATCCTCGTTTACTTTAGCAACTACTTGATTGAATCCGGTCATCAGCGCACGTCTGGCGGCTACAGGAACACGGTTACTCCATCCGCTGGCATAATCTACCGAACGCAATCCGCTGTTTGTCATTTCGGAAACAACACGTTTCAAAACGGTGTTATAGTCAAATGCTCCGGAAGCAATATCCAGCATAGCACCGTCAAGCGTTTTTTGATAATAATCCGCAATCGGTTGGAATTTCAATGTTCCGTCCGGCTGTTTTACCGCAAATCCAAGTGATTGCGTGATGTTTTTTAATTCATCATTCGTTTGCTTGATGGTAGCTGATATTAGCTGATGTAAAGGCTTGTTTTCAGCAAAAGGTATCATATCTTTTCCCACAGCCTTATACAAGTCTGCTTCATGCGCATATCCTTGCTCTAATACATCGGAATAAATGCGGTCAATTTCCTTTTCTGATAATCCAAGCGTTTCGGAAATAAACTGTTTGATTTCCTTTTTGCTTTTTCCTAATTCACTAAGCCTGTGCAATTGCCAATCAGCAGAACGGATAATCTCATTCCCGTTATTTTTGAGCCTCCTGACAATATCCTGCATGATTCGGTTTTCCAATTCCTTAAACTGGTTTTCCAATTCGATTGGAATTGCTTCTATTTCATTCGGTTTAAACATTATTTTTTACCTATCTGCCCAATAATGGCAAGCAATAATATTGTACCGCAAATCAGCATTGTAATGATTACTGACGTTTCCACTATTCAATTACCTCCGCAGACTGTGGCAAATTCTTTAATGCTTCGTCAACAGATTCACCGTACCATTTTGCCCGATATTCTTCCGGACGCATAATCCCCATCTGCATATCAACGCGATCTTGCTGACGTTCCGTTTCCTCGTCAACCAGTATACTGTCCTTAAAATCACATATAAACTCATATTTTTGTTCCGTCATGCTATTAAAGAACGCAAGTGCGTATACCAAATCATCCAAGCAATCGCGTAAATTGCTTTGAATAGCAGTAACCGTATTATATTTGCGCTTTTTGGAAGATTTGATCTCGGTCGCCGTCTTATCAACCGTCTGCGGATTTGATATATCCCCATAAGACAATCCGACCTCAAATTCAATATTCCGCTTGTATTCTTCCAGACCGGATATAATAGACTGTTCACGGAAATCAGGAGAAAATTCTTTGAACAAGTCGGAATTTCCATTGTCTAAATCCAGACCTTTATACAAACGTTTGTTTAATTTTGGAAGAGTATCTCCGTTTCTCAATGCAGCAATATCAACATGGATAACACGTTCACCGCTCTCAAACTCCCAATCAAGCCGCCCAAACTGAACATCTGTTTTTTTGATCAGTTCCAATGCGCAGTCAAATACAGATACGCCGCAATGACTTCCGTCTATTGTATTTTTAATTGGATTGCAATAATACCCGAATGCTTGACGTTTCATCAATGGATATCTAATGGTAGGCTCTATGTTCTTCCACTCATCAACAGATTCCAACGAAACTTCTCTGCCGAGATTTCCTTTTGTTGTGCTATAATAGGCCTTATTGGTAATAGTAAGTCCGTTTTCAGAATCCAAGCTATGATATTCCAGCCTTGTATAAAAAATATTATCGCCTATCTGCTTAAATTCCGGAAATATTACTTTCAACAATCTTCCTCTGGAATCGAATTCAATTGGGATAAATGCGTTTTGGCATACATACTGTACCTTATCTTCTCCCAAAGGCTTAATAATCATTGCGCCGGTAGCAAGCCCTTCTTGCAAATTTACATTCAAATCTCTGACGGCGTTTTTGAAAATCTTATCCAGCTTTTCATTCGTGATGTTGACGTCCATCTCGTTCAGAGCAATATTTGCAAACTCTCTGACAATCGACTGTTCCAGTCTTAAACTATGTATATCATCAGTGAGCCACGGCGCACGACCGGAATAGCACTTTTGCCATTCGTCTATTTTATTAAGCATTTCCTGCGATATGGAAGCATCAACATTCAACGCAGTTTTAATATCTTTAATCGCAAACAACTTATTTATCAGCCCTTTCATGTATGATATAAATCCCATGTTACACCATCCTTATAAACCGTTTCATATCACGCTCAAATGTATATTCAAAAGCGTCCAAACTGTCAATATCGGTAGATCCATCGTCCAAACGCTCATCTTCTGTTTTTTTCTCATTCCATACCGCATCAGACAATGCGTTTTTTATGGTTTCACACCCATCCGTATAATACAATCTGTTTGATCCCATTAACCGCAACGTACATTGTATTCTGTCTTTAATGTGACATTTTATCGCCGGTCTTACGATAACACTTGGATATTTATTTTGGAATGCTTGTTTTACTCCTCTTCCTAGGACTGTTTCCGCATTATCCCAATAAACATAATCCAAATTACCGTATATATCAAAAATAGAATCGGCAAATTCTACGGCAAGACGATCTATATCATTGCTGTCATATTCTCCGAAATGACGTTCACTTTTTAAAATTACAAGTTCTCCAAAATTTCTCGTCTTTGCGGTAGCTACAAAAGAATGTCCTGATCTGTTTCCGCCAAAGTCGATTCCCATAGTAATATCAATAAATTGAGATTTCAAAAATTGCTTTGTTTCAATGTCTGAATCAATTTTATCAGTCACCTTGCAATAAAATAATTTTGGATTATCTGCAAATCTTCTGTAAATCGCGCCTTCTGCTCTTACCCATTCACCGAGAATCAATCGGTTATAATATATTGTTCCTTCGTACTCTTTGCAAAGGTTGTTTATAAATTCTTTCGATAAAAACTCGTTATCGAATATTTGATATTTCTGGCAATAGATATCTGCATCGCTATCTAGGAATTTTTTAAGCCAATGTGTCGGATGCTCTGGATTTAACGATCCATCGAAGCAGCTATACGGCTTGTCTAGTCGAGATTTAAGCATATTGAATACTTCTTCATTCCATTTGGCAACCTCATCACCGTATATGTATTTTGCAGATGCGCCCTGTATTTTAGCGACCTGAGACACTTTTTCAGCACCCAAGCAATAAACATCTTCTCCGCATACTCTGGCAATATTTCTGTTGTTTATAGTTCCCACAACATTACTGTTATAACGCTCCCTCATAGGCTGTAATACGTTTCTCTCAATTGTTTCTTTGGAAACTCCTATAATAAAGCACAAACCGTCTTTACCGGCTCTCTCACGTATTCTCATTGGAATAACTGTAGTTACATCTACAAAAGATTTTCCTGAACGTACCGCTCCGCTTTTAAAATTCCAGCGGCTATTCGCGTTCGCTATGTAGCTTTTTTGCTTCGCAGTTAAGGGCATCTTCTTTAACCTCATGTAATATTTCATCAAGCTTTTCAAGAGCAGCAGAATCAGAATCCTCTTTTTGCTTGTCTCTCCATTTATCCGGGCGGCGGTTTTTCAGCCAAAATATTTGCGCTGTGGTGTTTCCCGCCATTGCCGATTGAAACAGCGCATTTTCAACCTCGAAATCAACGATTTCCTTACCCTTTTTTAAGGACTCACAAATGTCACCGTACTTGTTTTTCCACTCATACAATGTTTTTGATGTAATTCCCATATTATGCGCTATCTGTTCATCGGTCAGCCCATCACGCGCCCAACCCTCAAGCAGAATTAATCCTTCGTTTGTCAGCCAATATTCATATTTTCCTTTAGCCATCCCCACCACCTTCCTTTACGTTTACACATCTCGGCACAATGCAAAAATCAACATCGCATTTTTTAATATTGTTATATTCGCATTTACCGCAATTTCCTATGATTAATTCGGGTATGCGATGCTCTTTGCAGTATTCATGTTCAATCATAACACCTTTGCTGTTGTTGTATCCATCTATAAACCAGCATTCATCGCACATGTCTAGCAGTGCCAAACAATGCCGCATACCATCAACATAGCTGATATAGTCATATAAGAAGCCAAGCGCATGAACCGGAGAAAGAAACGTATAATCCGGATAGCGTTTTACCAATGATTTTATTACAGTTTCAATGTGCTTTTTATTTGATTCTTTCCCGCCGTAATTGTGGGATAGATAGATTAGTTTTTGTATGTCATTCATGCGTTTAGTATTTCATCTCCTTGCTTGCAAAATCCATGTGTTTATAATCACCATACAGTGTTAATATTTGCAATTCGCTTGGTGCGTTTATTTCGTATTCGTGATCGATAGCATATCCACCATAATCAAGCGTACTGTCTACAACTATTTCTTTGTATCCGACACGATTTATTGTTTCATTGTGTAAGTCAATTCTGGCTTTTCCTCTAGGGTTATATCCCGGCGTGTGAGTGTGTCCAGATATGAAAAAATCCGCACCGTCAAATGACATGCAGAATTTGTGGTGTTTATTTACCGATGTGCCGTGCGTGATTACTCCGCAATAACTTGCTTGCTTTTTGTTTTTCTTTTCACCTAGATTAATTTTTATTATCGCAGCATTTTCACGATATAAATCTTCAATGCCCCATCGGCAGAATATATCATACATTGGATTTATTCCGACAGCGATTGCATTTCTTTTGCAATGATTTCCGGGAACTCCGGCAAGCGTGCGAGAAACTAACGGCTTGAATATATCTGCAATGTATTCTTTCTGTTCGTGTGGCATCATAGTTTGCTCATAAGTGTTCGTTTTTGCCGTTTTGATGCCCATATCCGCCAAGTCACCGCAGTATACCACATAACCGAACGGGTCGTCTAAAACACGGTTTATTTTGTGCTGTATCAGCTTTTCGTTAAACTGCCTGCTGCCAACGTGAATATCGCCGAACGGATATATATTTATTTTTTCGATATCTCTCGGGAACTTATGTACTATCATTTTTAAATCATCGAGCAAACCATCACCGCCTTTTTCGGCAAACAAAAAAGCAACCACCATTTAGATGATTGCCTTTTGGATATTTTTCTACAGTATTATTGTAACACACTATTTTGGGACATTCAATGACAGCTTTTCTATTCCTTGCTTAATCAGCCTGTCAACATGGCGTTTGCTGTAATATGATTCACGTGCTATTTCCTCAGAACTTAATCCGTTTATGTATTTCAGTCGAATCAATCTTCTGTATTTCGGTTTCAAATTTTCAATAGCCTGTTCTACGCTTATTTGTTTTGCATTAAGCTGTTCTAATTTTTGAGAATACATCCGATTTAATTCATCAAATTCCGCAAACTGTCTGCCCAATTTATCCTTGTCATAGTTTGGTGCTATCGGCATATCTGTGATTTGCGGAGAAGTCAGGCTGCTCAGTTTAAGCCATTTTTCTCTGATGATTTCTTCAATTTGTCTGATTTCTTTGGAAGTGTCTTGATATTCTTTCAAATCTTCGTATATCACTCATATCAATCCTCCTTATTCTCATTATCCTTTTTCAACTCACGCAGCATGTACAGTAAAAATGCCACTGCTATCAAACCGCCTAACACAAGCAGAAACTGCACGAACTGCAACAGCCATAATAGAAACGATGTCATTCGGTATCACTCTCCATCAACAATTTTTTCACATTCCTCATATATTTGATTGCAATGGCATATAGAATATCCTCCGCTACCAAATAAATCAGCTTCTTTTCTTAAAAATTCACCAACTTCATCAATATCATTTGTGGATAACACAAGCGCATCACTGTCTCCGCATTGATCACAATGCAAAATATCATGATCTAAATATTTATCAGTCACATATAAACCACCTAAATGGCTTTCGTAAATGCATATCATTCGGTATCACTCTCCAATCTGTCAAGCAAATCCATATATCCGTTGATTACTTTCAGAAGTTCTGTTTCTGAACCAAAATGCTTTTCTATATGTTCGTCAGTATTGTATAATGCTATAATTAAAAGCTGTGTAATGTTTTGTTTTGCCAAGTCAATTTGAACATTTTTGTCTGTACTATATTTCATTCTACCCACTCTCCATTTTTCACAAAATATTTTCCGCTATCCTTATCTTTGACATATTCAAACGCATCAGTAAAAAATACTCGCCTATCATATATCGTTATCGCAAAATGTCCATCTCCGTATTCGGTATTGCTTGTTATTTCTTTTACACCGCCTAATAAATACGGCTTCGTGGAATTATTAAAAAAATCGTTGTAATATTGTTTTAATTCTAAAGTCATTGTGAATCACTCCTATTATCTATGTATTCGTTATATTCGTCGCAATATTCTTTTGCTGGGCACTGCTCGCAATCCTCTATGTCAAAGTAATCGTAATCACACCTAAACCCGCAATCCTTGACAAGTGCAACCCTATCTTGTGGATTATACCAATCCATTTCTGTTTTTCCGTCTGTGTAATACTTATCCATTTGCGGTTTTCTCCATACTTCGATACTGCAAAAATTTGCGTCCTCACAACATTCGGTATACAGTGCCGCTGACTTTGCCTTTCCTCTTGTTTCAGCGAAAACAACCGTTGCACAAAATTCATCTTTTTCTCTTACAAGCCATGCTTTCATCGGTTATAACCCCATTTCATATTTTCCATTCCAACTGAGTATGTACATTAGACAACATTTGTTCAGTAGCCTTTTTATAAAATTCCTTGGATATCTCAAACCCGTAACAGTTGCGATTTAACTCCATGCAAGCTCTCAATGTGGAACCGCTGCCAGCACATGGATCTATAACCACATCGCCCTCATCTGTGAATATTTCAATCAGACGTTTTAAAACAGAAACAGGCTTTTGTGCTGGATGTATTTTGGGGTATTCTTTCGAGTTATCCCGTTTCCATTCAAACCAATTAAACACCATGTGCCCGTCATTTCTAAATTTGGGAAGCTTTTCCCGGTACAGTACTAATGCATACTCGGTAGCACCACATATCCGCATATTTGCCTTTAATACCTGTGGACTGTAATTCTTGCAAAACACAAGCGGAATATGATGTTTAAATCCGTATTTTTCAGCATATTTCTTTACAGTTTCGATTTGCTCAAATGCGCAAAACACAATCATGCATGGCGCGTCAGACGATTTACCTCTGCCGTTGCTCTTTTCCGGCTCTTTTTTTAACAACCTATTGCAGAAATGAAAGTACTCCGCGATATTGAAATTAAAATCCGAATTAAAAGCCGCTTTTCCTGCGAGTTTACTTTCCCCGTTTTTGTTATCTCCGCCGTTATACCACATTGGATTACTCCCATAAAAGTTATTACCGACATTATATGGAATATCAGCAACCACAAGCTGTGCTTTCGGGATGTTGTATCTTTTAAAATTTTGAAAATTATCGTTGTACAATTCACATTTAATCTTTTTTACCATTACATTTTCCATTTTATATCCCCATTTCTGCAACATATTGTCCGTAAGTCATTCCGGCAGCACTGGCGCGTTTTGCAATTTCAGTAATACTTAATGCTGGCTTTGCCTTTTCCGCTCGCTTTTCGGCTCTTTTTCCAGTCCTCCATTGCTCCGCATATTCTCGTTTCCGCTTTTTTTCAATCGCCGTATCACATTCGGGACAATACCGCTTGTTTTTGTATTTTGCTTCAAATTTTTGCCCGCAACATTGGCATATATTAATTCTCATTTTTATCTCCTCGTTGTATTAGTTAAAATTCAGCCGTTTACAGCCACTTTTGATTTTGTGGTGTAATTTCATGGGTAAGATATCAAAAGTGTGTTGTAATGCTACACAGAATGTCTGACAATCATTCAAATTTAATTCCATATTCTTCCCATAATGTGGTTTCGACATCGACAAGTGACAAATATCCATTTCTGATCATTGAATATTCCTCATTCACTTCATCTGCTAATTTTATAGCCTTGTCGCCACTCCAACCCCATTTATCAAGCAGAATAAGCGTGTAAATTTGTGCCATTGCAATTATTGCTTCATTAACGCCTTTGTTGTATTCATCAACTTTAATCTTGCTAACTTCGGCTTGAGTATATATTTTAGTTTTCATTGTCATCATCCAATTCTATGTATTTGTCAATATACCATTGTGCCTTTTCAATATCTTCCTTACCGTTTTTTCTTTGCGACCGGTAAATATACTTAAAAGCATTGCACAGGCAAAAATCTTTAACCTTTTCAACTCCAAGCGCTTCCATCATTACTTCGATACATTGAAATTTTCCGGTTTCATAATGGCTTGGGTGATTTACAACATCAATCATTTTACTTTTTCCTTTCTCAACTCGCATTCCTGACCGATATCCGTGATGATGTTGTGCTTGCATTTCATACAGCAGTACCGGCATACCGAAGTACCGTATTTTCGGTTAACTACTGCATGATTGCACTGCTGTATCGCACACATATTAAACACTTTTCCGCATATCGAGCATATATCCGTTGTCTTTTTCATGGCTTAAAACGGCAATTCTCCGTCTGAATCTTCAAATTCTTCAAAATCGCCTAAACCACCAACCGGAAAGCTGTCTTTCGCTGAACTTTCAGACTGAGATTGGTTGTTTCCATTTTGCTTCTTTTCTGCAAAATATACCTGATCGGTAACTACTTCAAACACAGTCCGGTTGTTTCCGTCTTTGTCTTGATAGCTGCGTGTCTGGATAGAACCCTCTACCGCTACAAGCTGACCTTTGGTGAAATGTTTTTTTACAAACTCAGCAGTATGCCGCCATGCCACAATGTTGATAAAGTCAGTCTGTTTATTGTCCTTGTCAGCCTGATAATTCCGATCTACCGCCAAAGAAAAAGTTGCTACCGAAACATTATTCGGTGTCTGTTTTAATTCCGGATCGCGTGTTAATCTACCCATCAAAATTGCTCTGTTTAACATAATCAAATCTCCTTTATCTGGATGTCATGCACCCAATTCATTAATTTTCTTTTTAGGATATATTCCGGTGTTTTAACACCTTTTACATCCTCGACAACGGTGCTTCCGTTCTCTTGATAAACAAAATCAGCTATGTATGCACTAGATCTCTCTTTTCCGCATTTCGGTATCAGTTCAAATTTCACTTGCCGTTGCAGATGTGATATCACTCCGGCTCGTTCCATCAGCTTTAATTCGGCATATCGTTTGGCTTCTTTAACCGAATCAAACTTGATACCGTCAAGAACTGTTTTGCGGCTATTGTATTTGCTCATATCACACCTCCGGAATGTCATATCCGAGCTTATCAAATTCATCCATGTTGTAACTATGGCTTTGATTTTTATTAATAGCACGCGATTTCCCGCTGTCTTGTTCTTTGGATAACCATCTAGTGATAAAACTCAATATCCCTGATTTTGTCTTACGCTTTGTAGGATTAGAATCCAGCCATCCCTTCATGTTACGCAATTGTTGATGAACATCCACAGCAGGATAAAGTTTTGACCATTCATCGATTTGTTCTGAATATATCGGGTATTGGCTTTTATCATTCAGCGTTAATGTGATTTCCGGCGTTCGGTCCGGTGCGCTTTTCGCTCCGGGCATACATTCGGATTCTGGATTCGGATTAGGATTCGGATTGGATTGGATTACGGCAACATTTGTCTGCGAGTTGCTGTCAATTGTCTGCAAGTTGTCAGCGCTAGGCTCCGGATACTTACTTTTTTGATTTCGGATTCTTTGGTGGACTTCCCATGTCGGGAGATACAGGTAGGGCTTACTGTCACATTCGTACAGCCTCACGCAGCCTGCATCCGCCAACTTCACAAGCGCACTTTCGATATCCTTTATTGCTATCCTTTCCTTTAGTGGAAACAACTTTGATTTTAATATTGCCGGTCTTGCATCTAACCGACCATAATCGTCACAATTTACAATCAATCGATAAAAAAATACTTCTTCAAACCAAGACAGCGAATTAATAGTATCGCTGGCACATATTGATTCTTTTATTATTCTGTTAGGCAAATAAGGATCACCCCTCTGTATCTACAATCCGGTATTTGGAAAAATGAGTTGTCTCACCATACCGATTCTTTCCGTATACCGTTTCTGACTTGATATTATATCCTGCGTTTTTCAGATCAAATATTCTGCTGGAAAGCCTTGTAATTCCTAAATCTCTGATGGCATCCAATGGCGTTATACTTCCGAACTCATTCATATACCGAACGATTCTTTCGCATTGTGTAATATTCATCATCAATCACTCCTTACTTTCCAGATTTCGCACAGCCTTTTATCCAGCTTGATGCCGTATACCTTGTATTTTTCATCAAAGGTTTTCTGACCGATCGTGTGTGCTTCTGTGTGATACGCACGCGACAGCGGCATTACTCTGTATCCTAGATGTACTATCTCTTTTCTGTCTCTGCCCATACCAACGGCATCCACATGGTGCAATTCAGCTTTCTTACCGCTGATACAGCACTTTTTATGAAGCAGGCAGCAGTATATGTATTTGGATATATCTTCGCATCTGTTTAACAATGTATCATTACACGGGATATCGTGCTTGACTGCAAGCTCTACCAGCCAGTCAATGAATTCTTTTGCCAGCGACATACTGCAATTACTTAGTGAAAACAATTCAATGTTTTGCAATTCACAAAAATGAAGCGTTAATTGCCGTCTTACTGATTCAGTATTAGATGTATCAATTAAATACATCAATTGCAAATCATGAAGCATTGCCTTGTATTCACGTTTGTTTTTTACAGTTGTACAATAGTCTGCAATATCTGATACCATAGCAAATATTTTCTTTTGCTGATCTCTGCTGATTGTCCTGCCGTCATCAAACGATATCGTCACATTTGACATTTGCAAAGCATTCTGTACTCCGCCTATCCTGCTATACGGAACATAGAAGTATATTCCTTTTTCTGATATCTTCTGTGGCGGAGCATTTATCGTAACCGGCATAATCGTTCACCTTACCTTACGTTGAATGCTGTTTTGGCTTTTGCCACACAAACACTCTTTTTCCCGTGTCATTATTACGAATTGCCAATCCTACTATTTTTTTATTTTCAATTGCTATCTTTTCTACATAGAATTTGTCATAGCATTTCCCATTATTTATGTTGCAATCTTCTTTTTTGATGAAAATAAACGGTGATGTGTAAAGCTCTCTGCCTATTCCCCAGTTAAAACAGGCGCGTTTAAAACTGTCGCTTGCCTCGCCTTTTTGTGCTTCTGTATTACTTTCAGTGCCGCAATCTGATTTCCATACCCATTTTCTGGAACTTTCTGGTACGTAATAATTAACATTAATTCCAACCTTGCAAAAGAGATTTCCTTTACATTCATAATGCTCACGTTGCCAATTTTCTGCGCCCACAGTTTCATCTAAAATATTCATGTCGCACCGAGCATCCTTATATAGCAGAAGCACCAAGCCGTTTTGTTTTACGCTTTGTAGTCTTACATCTATTTCATCCGCTTTTAAATCTCTGAACGTCATCTTATATCACCCCTCACATTCTTCCAGCGTGCATTCTAAACCCACGCCGGTGTCATATATATCCGTGATATCCTCATTCGTTTCTGTACATATTATCCTTAACCTTGATGCGTGTCTGCTTCTTGTAAATGGACAATATTTGCATTTCATCGGCTCGCCTTTTGGACGTCCGATCTTTACGATTTTTTGCATAAAATCGTACTCGGTTACTCCGTTTATCAACTCGCCCACTCCTTTACAAAATCCTCAAACCCATCATCTTTTTTCCAATAGCAGAAATCGGCTTTGTCATCGTATTCGCAATGTCCCTCATATTCCTTCCTAAATTCATCCTCATGACCTCTTGCAATGAATTCGTCATAATATTCTTCCGGAAGGCTTTGCAGATATGCCATATTGCAATATCCGATACAAGCTGCATGATCTCCGTATATCTCTAGGTCATCCGGATATTGCCATGCACCGCATTGCTCACACTGCATCCGGCAATCTTCTTGCATTTCTTGACATTCCTTTCCGTTACTCTTTGTTTTCCTTATTCAGTATTTCTATTTTCCAGTCCCCGGATTGCCAGATTGTTTTGGTTTGGTTATCTTTAAATGTGGCGTTTTCAGATATGACTACTTTTTCTTTGTTTTTCCATCCAAACGAAGGTGATGATATTATAGCTGAACCGTATACCTCGCTGATACTGGCTGAATCGCATACCCTGCTTATACTGGCTGAATCGCATACCTTGCTGATACTGGCTGAATCGCATACCTCGCTGATACTGGCTGAATCGCATACCTTGCTGATACTGGCTGAATCGCATACCTTGCTGATACTGGCTGAATCGCATACCTCGCTGATACTGGCTGAATCGTATACATAACTGATACTGGCTGAACCGTATACATAACTGATACTGGCTGAACCGTATACATAACTGATACTGGCTGAATCGCATACCTCACTGATACTGGCTGAACCGTATACATAACTGATACTGGCTGAATCGCATACCTCA